TCATCGACGGAATGGTGCAGGTTCTTCATGTCCGGCATGGTCGCCGCAGTGATTGGCAACCCTGATCGCTTCAAACAGCCGTCGCAGAGCAAATGACCGTGAGATGCTCACTACTGTGAAGATCGCGCCGATCATTAGGTTCTCCACCAGCGTCGTGTGCAGCGCGAACAGGGGAAACACGAGCTGCTGGCTGAGCACGGCGACGCCGTAGCCGATCGCGACATTGGCAAGCGATTCCACCAACGACATACGTCGTGACTGCTTCATGCCGCCTCCGTCGTAGGGTTCGCTCCAAGCCGCTCGGCTTTGATGACGTCAAAGCTTCGGCCGTCACCTTCCAGGATTGCGACGCTGCACGTCTGCGCTTGCCAGCGCTCCACCGCCACATCGACATATGCAGGGCTTATCTCCATCGCGAAGACACGGCGACCATTGGCTTCGCCTGCCATAATCTGCGAGCCAGATCCGGAGAATGGTTCGTAGCAGAGCCCACCCCGCGCCACGTGCTGGCGCATCGGAATTCCGAAGGCATCGAGCGGCTTCGGCGTTGGATGATCAGGGCGTTCTTCCCTCGCGAAGCTCGGTAGTTGCCAGGTCGAGGACAGCGTTTCCTCGGCTACTTTCGGTGGTCGGTTTGGGCGACGCCAGCCCATGAAGCAAGGCTCATGTTTCCAGAGATAATGAGACCGGGTGAGCACACCGCGTTCCTTCACCCAGATGATCTGCTGATGGACGAAGGCGCCGGCCTTCTCCCAGCAAGCTTCCAGCATGGCCTGTCGGCGAGACGCATGCCAACAGTACCAGGCCGCATCATCGGTAATAGCTTCGGCAACGGCCGCTGCGATGAAGTTGTCATAGAGTTCAGCGCCCTGGGAGCTGTCGTCCCATGTCACACTCTCGCTCTCTGCTGGATCTTTTTTACGCTTCGGATGGTTCGAGCCATCGTAATCTACGAGATATGGTGGATCGGTCGCGAACAAGACGGCACGCTCGCCATTCATCAGGCGGCGCACATTGGCGTGGCTGGTGCTGTCGCCGCAAAGAAGCCGGTGGTCACCCAGGATCCAAAGATCGCCCGTGCGCGACGCCGGATTGCGGGGCGGCTCAGGGATGGTCAGCGGCGGCGGCGATCCCTTGCTCTCAGAACTTCCCTCAGCTGTTTCCGGCTCGAAGGTGAGCAGCTTGTCGAGTTCACCGTCGGAGAAGCCGACCAGGGACAGGTCGAAATCATCGGCCAGCAGGCTCTGAAGTTCCACGGATAGAAGGGCCTGATCCCAACCGCCGAGTTCCGTCAGCTTGTTGTCGGCGATCCTGTAGGCTCGGCGCTGAGCCTCACTCAGATGGTCGAGGACTATTACCGGAGCCTCAGTAAGGCCGAGCCGGGTGGCGGCCAGGACACGGCCGTGTCCAGCGATCAGTTCACCATCCTTCGCGACGAGGCACGGCACGGTCCAGCCAAACGCCGCCATGCTGGCGGCGAGCTTCGCCACCTGATCATCGTCATGGGCTTTGGGGTTGGCGGCATAGGGCTGCAGCTTGGCCAGCGGCCAGGTCTCGATCCGCTCAGGGGCGAAGCTCAGCGTCATAAAGGGCGTGTATCCCGGTTTGTGGATGCCGCGCGGGGTCCGGCTCCTGGACTCCAGGTGGGGTCCAGGAGCAACGAGGCACGCGCGAAAAAGTCTGGTTCTTCAGGGCCTGCGTCAGGTCAGTGCGTTGGTATTGGTAGGCCTGGCTTCCCAAAAACCGACCCTGACGCTAGCGACGTTTCGCGCCTTGCCCTCCCGCATTACCAGGAGGGCAGGAAGGACCCGCGATATCAATGGGTTAAATCGCATTGCTCTCCGAGTAGATTTCCGGTACATTTCCGGAAATCAACTAGGAGGCGGCCGTGGCCAACGCTCGCAAGACCCCGCTCGAATCGTTCCGCAAGCGCCAGAAGCGCGAGGGCATCGTGCGTGTCGAAGTTCAGGTGCGCAAGGAAGACGCCGTCCTGCTGCGCGGCGTCGCCCAGGCGCTTGGCGATCCGGCACGCGAAGCGGAGACACGCAGCCTGCTGAAAGCCCGCTTCATTGCTCCACGCCCTGTTGGGCTCAAGGCGTTGCTGGCGTCCGCTCCCCTGGATGGGATCGAACTCGAACGCTCGCGTGACCTTGGCCGGCCGGTCGACCTGTGAGTTTCCTGATCGACACGAACGTCATATCCGAGGTCCGCAAAGGGACGCGGTGCGATCCAAACGTTGCGGCGTGGTATTCCTCGATCAAGGATTCCGATCTTTATCTCAGCGCGCTGATCCTCGGCGAGATCCGCAAAGGCATCGAGCTTGCTCGCCCGCGCGACCCGGCAAAGGCCGAGGCCTTGCAAGGGTGGCTCGACGCTGTCGTTGAGGCTTTCGCCGATCGCGTGATCCCTGTCGATCGTTTCGTCAGTGACGCGTGGGGTCGCATGAGCGCCATGCGTCCCATTCCCGTCATCGACGGGTTGCTCGCGGCGACCGCCAAAGTTCATGACCTTACGCTGGTGACACGCAACGACGCCGATGTTGCCGGCCTTGGCGTGCGCGTCCTCAACCCGTTCAAGGTATAATCGGATCGACCGACGGGCCGGTTCCGGAATGGGCGTAATCGGGTGTGCATTCGGGTATGGGTAATGCCATCGACGCGGAAACCGTTTAGAGGGTCACCGCCGTGGATATCACGCCAATCAAGACCCAGCGCGATTACCGCCGCGCCCACAAGTAAGTCGCGGGCCTGATGACCGCAAAGCGCGGCACGCCCGAAGGCGATCGGCTGGATGTTCTGGTGACGTTGATCGACGCTTGGGAAGCCAAGCACTACCCGCTCGACCGTCCTGATCCCGTCAAGGCCATCAAGTACCACATGGACCAGGGTGGACTGGAGCCTCGGGATCTCATCCCGTTCATCGGCAGCCGCAACCGGGTCTATGAGGTCCTCAACCGCAAGCGCCCGCTCACGCTCAAAATGATCTGGCAGCTGCATGACGGGCTCGGCATCCCGGCGGAGTCGCTGATCAAGAGCGGGCAGGATCACGCGGCTTGAAAATTTCCGTGGCCACGCTTGCCGAGCCCGATGGGGAGCAATGATCGGGAGCACGGCCTCGCGCGAGACCAAATGTCGCGTTGGCGCCAGCGCGCTCGTCTCGTGAGGATGGCAGAAAATCTAGCCCAATCCGGCGTTTCTGTCCCTTCGAAAAGTGTCCGGCGGACGCTTTACTTTGCATCACTCCGCGTTGCGACAACTCCCCAAAAGAATGCTCGTGGACGGCCTGGCACCTGACGTCAGTCAAGGATGCTCTTCTCGGCCTGCACCTGCGACAAGCTGAGCCGGGCAACAACTTCAGTATCAGCCAAAGCAATCTCGCGTTGGGTGAAAGCTACAGGTGCCGTGCGACATCCATGCGCTGATGCAGCACGCGAACAACGACAAGGTCCGATTCGGTGAGGCGGTAGAATACAAGATGAGAACCGACCGAATGTGTTAAGTAGCCATCTCGGATATCGACGAGACGCCCGATCTTCCTACCATTCGCCAGATCGTCAAACGCCTCGACGATGGCGGCGTGGTAGCTGTCAGCCTGCGCAAGCGACCAGGTCTTGAAGGTGTAAAGCCAGATTTCTTCGAGGTCGGCTTCTGCCCGGGGTGAAAGCAGACAGGCCCGGCTTTTACCCGGCATGCTTGGTTCGCATGCGCTTCAGGAACGCGTCACTGTCGAGCGGCGCCGGCTGACCGGATTGCTCTCCGACGATCAGCGCGTCCTGGAGAGCCTTCACCTTGGCCTCATGCTCTTCCAGAAGCCGCAAACCCGCCCGCACGACATCGCTGGCCGAGCCGTAGCGGCCGGTTTGAACCTGCCCATCAATGAATGCGGCGAAATGGTCGCCTAGGGAAACGGATGTATTGCGCGCCATGCCACGCCTCCTTGGACGTGGGCAGCATATACCATTTTTTGGTACATTTGGATAGGCCGATCCATCTGTTTATCTCAGGCAGAATTATCATCGAACGACGACATCGTACGCTGTCACCGTTCGATGACTTTTTCGCTTGTCGCCGAACGGCGACAATGCTGTATTGTATGCGAACGACGACAATTGAACGAGGCGCTGTGCACAATCGAACGCCTTTGGACTTCGGGCTGGTCATCCGTCATCGGAGAAGGCAGCTCGCGCTCAACCAAGCAGATCTTGCTCGCCGCGTCGGCGTTAGCCGCCAATGGATAGTGGCCGTCGAGCAAGGCAAAGCGCGGGCGGAATTGGGCCTCGTCCTACGCACCCTCGCGGCGCTCGACTTGAAGCTAGCGCTAGAGGCATGCGTCGACGCAGCCACGCCGAGTGTCGATAGCGTCGTACCGATCGACATTGATGCCGTCGTCGAGGCCGCAAAACGTCGGGGCACGTGACATGCTCCCCGACAAACGATGCGCCGGCCAAATCCACTGATCGTGCCTTCTGCTAGGGTTGCGGCCCCGGTGGGCGCACCAGCTCAATGATATATCGCCTCGAACGCTTGCCAGGGACTCGCCGCCCGTTGAGTTGCCAAGCAATTACGCAGAGCGCGTAGAGCCAGTGCTCATGCGCCGCAGAGCGCTGCATGCCGACCGCCCAGCAGATCGCCTTCCACCGTTCGCCATGTGCACGCATCCAGACGATCTTGCCGTCGATCGCGTCGAGGCCGACCGTCCAGCTTAGCGTTTCCTCCATGCGGCTGATGGCGGCGGGCGAAGGCAGCACGCGCATCGGCTTTGCCTCCTGTCCGACCTTGTCGGCAAAGTCGTGCACGATCTGCGGCCAGACGTTGAAGTAGCCGCGCCGGCGGTCTGCCGGCAGACGCTTCAGCACAAAGGCCGCTTCGGAAAGACGTTCCTCGACGAGGCTCGGCGTCCATTCGGTCATTGCTGCGCCTCCTTGCGTTTGGTGCGATCGCCGTAGAGCTTCTCGCCGAGTTGTCGGATCAGTTCACGCTCCGGCCAGGTCAGCCGGGCATCGTCGAGCGAGACCGCCAGTACGCGCTGCTCGCGCCAGCCATCGCGCTTGATCTCGTCGGGTGTGCGGCGATTGCCGCCATAACCGGGGGGCGCCCACTTCACAGCACGCCTCCTCGTGTCTCCATCGCCCAGAGCAGGATCGCGAGCGCATCGGCCTCGTTGTCGTCGGCAGGGTTGAACCCACGACTGCGCATCGCTGCCAGCACAGCCTGCTTGTCGGCGTTGCCCTTGCCCGTAGCGAAGCGCTTCACCGTACCGACGGGGACGCCCTGGTAGGCCACGCCCTTGCGCTCGCACCACGCGCTCAGCGTCGCCAGGAAGCCTCCGTAGATGTGCGCTGCATCGGTGCCGATGTGACGGCGGACCTCTTCGAAGTAGATCGCCGCCACGCCGCCTGTGTCTTCGGCGAGCCCCTCAAGCCATGTCTGGAAACGCAGGTAGCGCATGCCGCCGCCGTCGTAGCGCCCTGTGTGGAACGTCATGGTGCCGCTATGCACGACCCCCTGGACCAGACCTGCCCAACCGGTCGTGGTGCCGAGATCAAGGGCCAGGATGGTCCGGGCCGCTGGGATGACGGGCGGCGTCGACCGGAGGCCGGGCATGGTCACGGGTGCAGGGTGTGTGCTCATGGAAGTCGATCCCTGGGGGAGGTGGCGGATGGTCGAGGGGTTGAGATGCAGGCCACGCGCGCGCGAAGCCCCTGGGGGTGGGAATGGGAGACCCCGCCTGCGGCGGTCTCCCCACCCCCGAAGGGGGTGGCTTTCACCCCCTAAACTTGAACTGACCAATAGTGCATTGATTGGATTGATGTTTTTCCAGTTTCGGCAGTTTCGGAATGGCACATCGACCCAATCTGGTTGGAGCGAAGCCAAACTAGTCAGGGCGCAATTCTGACGGGGTAGTTTCGGAAACCCGCCCAATCTGATCACGGCGGACCAGAGCGAAGCGGCGAGCAGCCGTGTCGGAGCAGTTTCGGCGCTGCGCCCCATCTGGTTTAAACTGGGCAGAGCGCAGTTCTGCGGGATGTGCGTGAGGCCCGCGATCATGGCTCTTCGCCTTCCGGGTAGACCCACACCTGCGGGTTTTCGACCTCGAGCAGCACGCCCGTCTGGGGCGATTTGTAGTGGGTCGGCAGCACGGCGATGGTCGCCGGAACGACCTCGCCGGTATCGGGATCGACGGCCTCCGCGCCCGTCGGCGCGGCCATCCCTTCGACGCACAGAAAGCCGAACCGGGAACGCGACGGGCCGAGTCCGTAGGGCGTGCCGTCGCGCAGGAACTTCACGAAGCCCTTCGTGGCAAGGACGTTCAGTCGCTCGCGGATCGTGTCCTTGCCGCCAAGGCCGCCGCGGTTCTCGAAGGCTTCCGCGAACTGATTGATGGTGTAGAGCCGTCCTTCCAGCGCCTCATCCAGCAACACGCCGAGAATGACGTCGTGCTTGCGCACGCGCTCTGCATCGAGCTTGTCGCCCATGGCCTTGCGCACGAGACGCTCGCTGGACCGATCGATCTCGATCCAGCGCCCATTCGCCTTGTCGATGACGATCGGCTCGATGCCCGGCCCGTTGCGCAGCTCGAAATGCAGCATCCGCTCCGGTCGGTCTTCGTCGGGCCGATGCATGATGATGCCGGATGTGTAGAAGCTGCGGAGCGATCCTGCGCCAGAAAGCGCCATGAACGGATCCTCGATGAGCTGCTTCTTCGTAATCTTGCGAGTGTGGTGGCACAGGATCAGGCCGGCATCGGGCGCAACCGCGTCGCGCAGCGCTTCGATCCGGGCCTGCAGGAAGAAGAGCATCGCGGTGTTGTCGTTCTCACCGCCTCCCTCCGCTCCACCATCGAAGAGGTTGCGGATCGGATCGATGCAGAGGATATCCGGCGCGCTGTGACCGTAATGCGCGCGGACGGCGGCTGTGGTCAGCGCAACGCCGCCCGCATCAAGCAGCATGCGGACCTTGGGCGTTGCGACGAGGTTGTCACGTGCTGCCGCTATGAGCGCGGGATCGATGCGGATGGCTTGAAGGCGCTCGCGCAAATAGTGGTACTGGATCTCCGCCTGCAGATAGAAGATCCGAAGCGGCCGACTTGGCGCGAAGGCCAGGAACGGCACGCCCGCCGCCATGTGCACGAGCAGGCTGATCAGAAAGTCGCTCTTGCCGACCTTGGGCGCGCCGCCCAGTACAAGCATCCCGCCCGGCGTCAGCACGCGTGGAGCGATGATGTCGTCCGGCATGGGGCTGGTGTCGTCGAGCAGGGCGCCGAGCGTGAATGTCGGCAAGGCTGACATGGGCGGAGCGGAGAGCCGCTCCAGGGCCGGGCCGTGGCGTTCCTCGTGTAGCCGCCAGAGCCGTTGGGCTTCGCTCGCAAGGCGCTCCAGGGGCCAACACGGGCGAAGCTGGGCGGCATTGTACTGGCAGATGGCCTCCCAGGCTTCGTCACGGCTCATGCGGCCCTCGTGGGCCATGCGCACGTAATGACCGATCGCGGCGCTTGCCCCCTGGAAACGTGTCCAGTCATCCTCGCCGCCTTCACGGACCGGCGTGGTCAGGATGTCTTTGATCGAGGGTTTCTCGGACGCGGGACCAGGCTCACACCCGACGCCGGCCAACGGCGGCATGGCGTCCACCAGCTCTGCAAACTCACGCAGGTGGACTTCGGCCTGTGGGCTGTGGCGACGAATGGTGACGAGGCGTGTAAATCCGCCCTTGTGATAGACGGAGCCCGCCAGTCGGATCGGCTGGTGCGCTGAGCGAAAATGCGTGTCGCCTCCGACCTTCACGGCGATGTCGCCGCGCAGCCGACAGAGCAACGCAATATCCTCCGCCTCCGCAGGCTCACTCAGCCGCCACCAGACATGCAGCTTGTCGATGCCATCGGGGGTGCGACCGCCGCTCTCGACGATCAGCGTCGGCTCGCCAAGATGCAGTATGAGGTGGTCCAGCTTTGCGGGGATGTCGCCCGCATCGAGATCGACCAGCACGGTCTGCATTTGGCGGACATCGGCGGCCTTCGCCTTGCCGGCATCAACGACCGTGCCCGGCACCACGTAGAACGCTGCGCCTTCGCGCGCAGCCCAGCCGGCGAAGGAGATGGCTTTCTCAAGAAGGCTGCCATCGACTTCGACCCATACATTGTGCGGACGGCCTGCAATCCCCTGGCCCTTGTCGACGAACCCGCGCAGGGGAGCCCAGCCTTCGCAGTAGCCGAAGACAACGTCGAGAAAGATCGCGATCTGCTCGGGATCCGGCTCGATGTTGAACGGGTCGCTTAGCGGAGCCGCGTCGTTGAAATCGCGCCACGCATCTAGGGAGACGATGTTGCTCTCGCTCATGTGGGCAGCCCCCAGCACCGATCTGCCCATGCGCACATCCGGCATTCATGGAAGTCGCGGCTCGTGGCGATGCGCGGCAGCAATTCGCCCGCGTCGGTCGCCTGCAGGATGCGCACACCGCGATCGCTCATCCGCTGCGCCAGTGCTGCGTCGAACGGCACGAGCTCATGGTGCAGCTCCGCGGTGTCCTTGTTGATGGCCGTGAACAGCGCGGGGCTCTGCGAGATGCCCGGCACCTGCGCTTCCATGTAGGCTTGGTAGAGCGCGATCTGCGCGGCGTAGACGGGCTTTGCTACGACCACGCCCCGGGCAACCGTCTCGCGCCAGTTCTTCGCGTTCATCGTCTTGCATTCCCAGAGTGCGGGGACGGCAAGTCCGATCGCACCTGGTGTTGAGGCGATGATGCCATCGACATGTCCACGGATACGCCCGCCGGCGACGGCGAAGCCGAATTGCTCGCCATCGGGGCGATTGCCCTTGCGGGTATAGAGATCAATGTCTGCGGCGCGCAGCCAGCGGATTGCGAGGTCTTCAAGCGCGTGACCGATCTCGAAGATGCGCAACGTCTGGCCCTTGAAGTGAGAGCCCTCGTCTTTCGGCGCGCCCGTGAACTCGAATTGCAGCGCGCGTTCGCAAGCCACGCCAAGACGTGAGCCGCCGAGATAGGTTCGCGCAGACGCGGCGCCGCGCTCGGTCTCGATAGCGGCATCGATGAGCGCGTTGATCTGGTCGGCGCATGTGGCGCGTCGATTATAGTCTAACATGCTTTTTTCCATTTCCAGAGCGGTGCGCAAGCCCATGGCAAATCGAGCACAGCCAATCGACTGCGAGTGGTTTGCTGTAGTCACTGTGGTGCGCTTCAAGCTTGGTGACGCAGCCGCAGCGTTGACACCAAATTGGAACTACCATCCGACCTGACCGCACTACGCTGCGCAGTAATTCATGCGCATGCAGCTTTTCGCGATGCCTGGCACGATAGCGGCTTTGACTTTCACGATGACGAGCGGGGTCGCGATTCAGTCGCGCATACTCGCGTTGATATTCACGGCAACAATCGAGGCACCACGCCTGCAGGCCATCCAGGCTGCGCTGCCGCGCGCCAAATTCCATCGCGGGCTTTTCCTCTTTGCACCTGATGCAAGATTTGATCACAGCGGAACCTCCGCATCTGCGCTTTGCGCCGTCGCGCGCATGGCGTCCTGAAAGCCGCCCACGGCGACCTCGATGAGCGTGCAGACCTGCGCCTCGGACAGATCGATCAGGCGCACCTCCCAGCCGATCTCTTCCATGATCTCGGCCACCGGTTTCATGGCGGCACGGATGGCAGCCTGTTCCTGTTCGGTGAGGTCAACCACGGCCGATGACCCCCGGGCTGATCGCGACCAAAAGCCTTGGCAGGCCATCGAACAGAACCACGCAGACGGGCGCGGCTGCTTCGACCGCACCGGGTCGAACCAGCCAAAGCCACGTGTCGGTCGCCGGCAGACTGCGCAGAGTTCGCCACGCGGATGCCAGAGCCGCAGACGCTCGGAAGATGAGGTGGTCACGGACATGCCTCGTCATGCCGCCCTCCCGACGATGGTCTCGGGAGTGGCGTCGGCTGCCCCGAAGACCAGGGAGCGAATGGCGTCCCGGTTGAAACGGAAGGCGAGCAACGCGGAGGCCTGATAGCGGGTCAGCCCGAAATCCTGGCGATACTCGGTGGGCAGGAAAGCGAGCTGCCGGTCGGTCGGCGGCTGGTTCAGCCAGCGGCGGGTCTTGTGCGCCGTCTCATCGCTTTCGTGCTCGTTGAGCCAGTCGTTGGCTGCCGCTAAGCAGATGGTGCGTTCGCCAATGGCCAGGAGATGCGGCCGCTGCTTCTGCAGCCCGCCGATGCCGTACCAGCGACCGTTCAGGAAGAACACGCCACCCCAGGCGTTAAAGCCATTCGCGATCAGCGCCGCATCATCACCGAAGAGATCGCACCAGCGGAAACTCGATCGCTTGAGAAGGTCGATCTCGGACATGATGAAGTCGCCGAGCGGAGCGATCTCGCCGGCATCGGCGCGGTCCCAGACATGCCCACACAGCGGACATTCGGTGGTCGCGAGCGGGACGACGGCGCCGCACTCAGGGCAGTCCTTTGTCGGGGCTTCATCGCCCGGCTCACGACCGTTCAGATCGACGTCCTGTTCCAGCGATCCGTGCAGCAAGGTCGAGGTACCGAAATCAAGCACGATGCAATCGGTCTTGATGACGCCCGGATGCTCTTCGGGCGAGATGGTGCGCAAGCCCCGGCCCACCATCTGGATCATGGTCGACTTGTAGGAGCTGGGCCGCAGCAACACGACGCAGCTTGTCGGCGGGTGATCCCAGCCCTCGGTCAGCACCGCAACATTGACGATGACCCGCAGCTTGCCGCTGGCGTAGGCCGCCAGCGTCGCCTTGCGATCCGCATCAGCCATTTCGCCATGGATGAAGCCTGCCGCGACGCCAGCCGCATTGAATGCGTCCGTGACATTGCGCGCGTGACTGATCGTGGAGCAAAACACCACGGTCTGACGCTCGCCGGCTTTTTCGCGCCAGTGACGGATCACCGCTTCCGTGACCGGAGAGCGGTTCATGATGGCATCCACCTCCGCCATGTCGAAGTCGTCGGCGGTGCGACGCACCTTGTTGAGTTCATCCTGCACGCCGACATCGATGACGAAAGTGCGTGGGGGAACGAGGTGGCCGGATGCGATCAGCTCACCGATGCGGATCTGGTCTGCGACGTTAGAGAAGACAGGCCGAAGCCCGCGCTTGTCGGCCCGGTTCGGCGTCGCCGTGACACCGTAGATCCGGCACATTGGATTGCGGTGAAGCGCGGTGTCGATGATCCGGCGATAGCTGTCGGCTGCGGCGTGATGTGCTTCATCGATCACCAGAAGGTCGATGGCCGGCATCTGATCGAGATTGTCTTTGCGCGCGAGTGTCGGGACCATCGCGAAGGTCACCTGTCCGCGCCAGGATTTCTCCTTGGCGTCAACGATCGACGTAGTGAGCTGGGGATTGACCCGGCCGAACTTGTTGAGGTTCTGACCGGTCAGCTCATCGCGATGGGCAAGGACACACGCCTTGCCGCCCGTGCCCTTTGCAGGCTCGCCGATCATGCGTCCGGTGACGGCCGAGAGCATGATCGTTTTGCCTGCACCTGTCGGGGCGACCGCAAGGGTGTTTCCGTGTTCGTCGAGCGCATGGATGCTGCGCTCCACGAACTGCTTCTGGCGGGGACGCAAAAGCATGGCGCCCTCCTTATTGTGCCCAGGACGGGCGAACGCCCGGCTTCGGCATGGAGGGCTGGGAAGCGCGGGGCTGAGCGGTGGCTTGCGCCGCCGCGCCGGCCATCCCCATGAGCGCCGCGTACTCCTTGTGATCCGGCGTCACCGCCGTGCGGATCTCGTTCTTCTCTTCCCCGTTGGTGTCGGTGCCGACGTCGATCTTGGCGATGAACTCCAGCCCATCGAGATCGGTGAAGCCCGAGATCCGCCGCGCCGCTTGCGCCTGTGCCGAATTGTCCTTGTCCGAAATGCCGCGCGCAGAGTTCAGCATGCCGCGGATGAGGCTGCGGCCCATGTTCGTCCAGTCCGGGCCCTTGGGGCTGTAAAGCCCGATCAACGTGAAGATCTTCCTGCGGGCGTAGGGTCCCTCAAGCACCGTGAACTCGCCCGAGAGGTAGACCGAGCCGGTGGCGCCACGCGTGGCGTAGCCGCCGGTCCAGCCCTGCGCCGGATCGTCATAGCCGCCGGGGCGGATCGTCAGGCGCACCTTGGCGAGCGTGCCCTTGGGGATGATGTTGCTGTTCTGCTTGGCGTCGTTGAAGTCGTTCCAGGAACCAGTCATGGCTGGGGTCTCCTTGTCAGTCGTTTTCGGGATGGATGGGGGCAGCGGCAGGCGCTGCAGGCGGCGCAGCGGCAGGCGGGCTGCGATAGGCCAGGCGCTCTGACGCGGGTTTTGCAGGGCTGCGGATCTTCGCCATGAGGCGACCGAGGTGAGGCTCCTCGATCGGATCCAGCCGACCGGAACGGTCCTTCGCGGGGTAGTTCCAGGTGTTGATCGTCTGGCAGACGAAGGCGCGGAACGGCGCACCGGCGTCGTCCTTGATCTCCGCCATCGTCAGCACTTCATCGACGATGCCGGGCAACTCCAGGCCGGTCTTGGAACCATCGATCTGCGGCTGGAAGATCCGCCTGTTGAAGTCGTCCAGCTTCTCGTCGAGGATCCCGACGAACCAGACGTTCTTCGCCCGCGTGTGCTGCAGTTGCGTAAGCCACGCGATCATCTCGCGGCCGTGCAATCCATAGGCGCCGCGAATATCCGGCTTGCCTGTCTTGTCGGAGAAGGCTTCCGGCTGGCCCTTGCACCACTGGAAACACAGACGCCCAGCAACCGTGATCGAGTCGATGAAGACGGTCTGATAGCGATCAAGCGAAGCTGGATCGCCGAAGCGTTCGCACACGGCGGCGTAGTGGGCTTCGCTGTAGACCTGGTCATCGCGCAGCGCCGGATTGGGGCCGCCGATGAAGACCGCAAGGTCGCGGCATTCGGGCCATGTGCGGGGACGCACGCTGTCGCCGGGCCAGCCTTCGATAGCGAGATCGCCGGCTTCCAGGTCGATGAAGAGCGTGACCTTGGGATCAAGCGTCCAAAGCAAGCTCGTCTTGCCGATGCCGGACTTACCGAAGATGCAGCCTTTGACGCCACGCACTTCGGCCATGCGCTGATCGGCTGAGATGATGGGGAGCGCCATGATCAGCGCTCCGACTGGATGCGAGCGGCGAGGTCGACGGCCCGATCAGCACCGAGACCACCGGCATCGCGAGCGATCTGGCTGAGCTTGCGCAGCGCCTGCATCTTGTCGGCGACGTCGTTGAACTCGGCTTCCAAGCCCCGCATCGCGAAGGCGAGATCATCGATCGTCGCCTCGGAGATGGGCTTGGCTGCGATTTCGTCGTGCCCAGGCATGGCCGGGATCCGGATCGCATCAGGAAGCGAGGACAGGCTGTAATGAGCCTTGCGCAGCGCTTCGAGCGCAGACAGCGAGGCATCGGGCTTGGATTTGCCAAACGTGAACATGGGTTTCCTCTCAGTCGCGCAGGAGGCGGAAGGTCGGTTTGCCGGTCCTGAGCGTCCGAGCCGGTTCAAATGCGCGGCGGATCGCGTCGGGCCACGCGCCGTAGGCGCGCTCCGAGACCGAAAAGCTGATCTCGATGTATTGGCCGGGGTCTTCGCCAGAGCCGCGAATGGTCTCGACGAGCGCAGCGAGCTTGGCCTGGTCCCAGTCCACCTTCTTCGGCAGGTCGGCGACGATAGTGATTGCGCCATCGGTAAAGCGGACGATGCCCGTGTCCTTGGCGATGGCGGCACGGGCTTCACGTGCACGATCAGCGAACTTCTGGGCGATGGCGCCGTCGAGCCAGTCCTTCATCGACTTCGCGCTCTTCAGCGCGGCGTCAGCGTCCTCTTGGAGGACAGCCAGCACTTCGGATGGCATCGTGACGATGTCGCCGATCGGCATCGTGCGCAGCTGGTCGAGGGTGGGGGCGTTGGGGATCATGATCAGCGCGCCCCCGACGCAGCGGCGCGTTCCGCATTGTCCGTGGTGCTCGCGCGGATCTGCTCCCGCTCGTAATCCTCAACATCTTCGAGGCGGTACACGACGCGACCACCGAGCTTGACGAAGCGCGGGCCTTCACCCGTCCACCGCCACCGCTCCAGCGTGCGGTGGCTGATGTTCCACCGCGCAGCCAGGTCAATCTGGTTGAGATGTTTCGTAGCCATCTGAGTCTCCTTGGGTCTCTGACGAAAACCTGCGGAGAGGATGACGAAGGATCAGTATGGCGTCGTCGGGATGAGAAGTGGATCAGAAGGGGATGAAATCGAGCGAATTTCGCTGTGACGAGGGGATAGGGAGGGGGATGCCTGGGGGATGCGCACCAACCCCCGACCGATTAAAGCTCGGGATGACAGGACCATGCGCAGGGGGATCAGGAGAACTTCATGTTCAGCCGGTAACGCCCGCGTCGATCGGACTGGATGAGCTTGCGCCAGTCCGGCTGCGTCTTGAAGAGATCGGATAGCCGCGTACAGGACGAACCGGCTTTCGCAAGCACTGCTTTGCCGTGCTGCCACGGTCTGCCGGTGGCTGCAGCCTCATGGAGGATACGAACTACGCGGGCCTGGATGGATCCGAGGAAATAGGTCCGGTCGCCGAGGATTACCTCGCTGAAATCGTGCCTTTGCTCGAACACGGTCTGAACTGTGCGCTGTGTTCCGCCAAGCCCATGACGGCTTTCCGCGCGATCGCGCTCAACCCGTCGAACGACGAGTTCGTCCGCTTTGATCAGGATCCCATTCTTGGGTCGCAGCACGACGCAGTAGCGGTGCTCCGGCGCCTCAAAACGCTCGATCCGTGCTGCGCCCTCGTGGAAGAGCCGATAGGCATCCTGCGGGCGGAGGTCCTGCAGCCCGTGAAAGAGGCCTTGTTCTTCGGGGATGCTGAACCATTGGCCATCGTCCACCTCCTCGTAGCAACCTTGCTCTAGGCGAACGGCGAAAAGGCGAACGGATACCTTCAGGAGCCCGTTTTCCGCGAGATAGACGAGGTCGCGGTGGGGGACGCCCCAGCGGTCCTCAAGCTCATCCAGCGTGAAGTAATCCTTCTCGATTGTGGCCATTTCCGCACGCTCGCCCGTTTGAAGTTCACTTTATGTTCTAGCCCCTTGACGCGGACGGCGCAATCCTCTCTTATCCACAATATCCACACAGTCCACATATCGGACGGAGCATATGGACACCACATTGGCCGAAAGGCTCAGAGCCCGCGCACGGCAACTCGGCATGAACGCGAGGGAGGTAGCGGAGCAAGCACGCGTCAACAGGTCGTTCGTCTATGACATCATGCGCGGGCGTTCCGAGCACCCCAACCTAGAGAAGCTCGATAAGGTGGCTCGGGCCATTAAGGTCGACCGTGAATGGCTGCTGAAAGGCAAGGGAAAGGTCGAGGGTGACGAGCCCGAGATGGCAGAAGTTGACGCTTTCGTTGCCATCCCCTCCGTCGAGATCACCGCATCCATGGGGGGAGGTCAGATCGTCTCCGATGAGATCGAAGACGGCGAGCCCTACCACTTCAAGAACTCATGGATCACTCGTCGCCTGCGCGCCGATCCAGCAAACCTGAGGATCATGCATGTCGAAGGCGACAGCATGATGCCGACCCTTCAGGATGGAGACGTTGTTCTTGTCGATCTTGCGCGCTCTCTTCCGACACCGCCGGGCATTTTCGTGCTCTTCGATGGGATGGGCCTCGTCGCCAAACGGCTGGAGCACATTCCCAACTCCGACCCGCCCCGCGTGCGAGTGATCTCGGATAACACTTTCTATACGCCCTATGAGCGCACCGCTGACGAGATCAAAATCATCGGCCGTATCCGTTGGTTTGGCAGAGAGATATGAGAGTGAGCGATTCCATCATCCGCGGGCGCCGTCCGCTCTGAGTTGCCGGCCGGAGCAAGAACCTGCGCACCGCTTCTAATGACTCCGCAGAAACCTGATAAGCTGCTGATTTATATTGCGTATTTTCCGTTCGTGACTAAGCGTTTGCTTGGCGAATTTGATTGCGAACGGTCTCCATGCACACAGCGCTCTCCGGCCCAAACCCCATCGCTGCGGAACGCCTTCCGGCGGATGCCCGGCTCAATGAAGTCGCGCGCATTCTGGCTGTTGGCCTGAGGCGTATTCTCTCGGAACAGTCGAGTTCTTTATCTGCGCCAGGCGGAGAGAGTTCATTCGACATTCTCGCCCTCAAACGCCGTGTTGGTCGTCGCAAACCGAACAACCGAGTTGGAGGGTGATGATGGCAGTTGCCAGGAAGAAGATGGACGATGCGCCGATGCGGCCGCGTGAAAGCGCCGCCTCAGACGCGAGCGCGGTGGCGCAGCTTGCAGCGCTGAAGCAGATGTCGGTCGGGGAATTGAAGGCAAAGTGGGAGAGCCTTTTTCGCTCGCCGGCGCCAAACAACAGCCGCAGCTACCTCGAACTGCGGCTCGGCTACCGGATCCAGGAACTGATGCTCGGCGGCCTGTCGCGCGAGACACGGCGAATGCTCGATCTTCTCGCCGATGAAATCGACGGGAAGCTGGGTCGAAAAGCCATCATTGAAGACGGTCGCAACCCCGTCGCAGGCACGCGGCTGGTGCGTGAATGGAATGGCGTCGAGCATACCGTCACTGTGCTGCGCGATGGCTTTGACTGGCAGGGGCGTAGGTTCAAATCGCTGTCGGCGGTCGCGCGGGCAATCACTGGCACGCAATGGAACGGCTACCGTTTCTTCGGGCTTCGTGAGGTCGGGAGGGATCCGCGATGAGCCGCGCGCCAACAACTGTTCTTACCATACCGCGTCGACTGCGCTGCGCGATCTACACGCGCAAGTCGAGCGAGGAAGGGCTCGACATGGAGTTCAACTCGCTCGATGCACAGCGTGAGGCCTGTGAAGCCTATGTCGCCAGCCAACGCGCCGAAGGTTGGGCCGCGATCCGCGAGCCCTATGACGATGGCGGCGTTTCGGGTGGCACGCTCGACCGGCCTGCGCTGAAGCGCCTTCTGGCCGATGTCGAAGCCGGGCTGATCGACGTAATCGTCGTCTACAAGATTGATCGGCTATCGCGATCCCTCATGGATTTCGCGCGCTTGGTCGAGATCTTCGAGCGGAACCAGGTGACCTTCGTGTCGGTGACCCAGTCGTTCAACACCACGACGTCGATGGGGCGCCTGACGCTGAACATCCTTCTGTCCTTCGCACAGTTCGAGCGCGAGGTGATCGGCGAGCGCATCCGCGACAAGGTTGCAGCATCCCGCAAGCGCGGCATGTGGATGGGCGGCTATGTGCCGCTTGGCTACGACGTGCGTGACCGCAAGCTCGTGGTCAACGAGAACGAAGCCGCCACGGTCCGGATGATCTTCCAGCGCTTCGCAGCGATTGGCTCCGCGACCATGCTGGCCAAGGCGCTGGCCGCCGAGGGTGTGCTGAACAAGCGCGGCAAGTTGGTCGACAAGGGCTTCCTCTACAAACTCATCAACAACCGGGTCTATCTCGGCGAAGCCGTTCACAAGGGAGCGGCATATCCCGGAGAGCACGCGGCGATCATTGATCAAGGTCTCTGGGACAACGTTCACGCCATCCTGCAGGAGAGCCCGCGTCTGCGGGCCAAGAACACGCGCGCCCAGACACCAGCGTTGCTCAAGGGAATCATCTTCACAGAGACCGGCACGGCGATGACGCCGACCGCGACCAAGAAGGGGTCGCGCCTCTATCGCTATTACGCGTCGATGGATCTGATCAGGAATCGCCCGATCGGCGAAAGCGCGGGGCCGCTGCGCTTGCCCGCTGCCATGGTGGAGGACGCCGTCATCGGTGAGATCCGGCGCATGATCCGCGCGCCAGAGATCGCGGCCAGGGCCCTCAAGATGCTGCGCGAGGAGAGCCCGACGACAGATGAGAAGGCGATCATCAAGGCGCTCGGCGAATTCGACCAGATCTGGACCGCTCTCTACCCGGCTGAGCAGACCCGTATCATCCAACTGCTAGTCGACAGAGTTACCGTCGGAACAAGCGGCATCGCCGTCGACCTGCGCCAGGAAGGGCTGGGATCGGTTCTGCGCGACATGATGGCGCTCCGCCAGAAGGAGGCCACCGTATGAGCGGTTCGTCGAACACAATCCGGGTCGTCATCCCGCTGAGCATCCGCAAGCGCAACGGGCGGCCGAAGATCCTGCCGCCCGAGGACCACTGCGCGCGCGAGAGCCGGACGCAGGACCCGCATGTGCTTCGTGCCGTCGCGCGGGCGTGGAAGTGGCGGCGGCAGCTGGAAAGCGGCACCGTACCCACCATTCAGGACATCGCCGTGGCGGAGAACGTATCGGACCGATTCGTAGGGCGGATGATCCGGTTGGCTTACCTGGCCCCGAGCGTCCTGGAGGCGCTGGTCATTGCCCGGCGCCCTCTGGCGATACCGATCAATGACCTGATGGCGGTCGCGGAATTGCCATGGGATCGACAGCCGCAGAAGGTGTTCGGGTAAGCAGGTCCGCGAAATTGAAGGAAAGTGTCTTCTCGGCACCCGAGTTCGGCGACAGTTGATGAGCTACGCCGGCACGGCAAGACCGACGCGCCATTAACGATGCGGGCTACGCAGCGGACTGGGCGATCTGCCACTGGCGGTGCAAGGCGCCAAGCGAAGCAGTGCTCCCGAGATTCATCGGGGCGGTAGGCTCGTTCTGCACGCCGCCACTCAAAGACCGAGGCGGGGCCGGCCCGTCACGCGGCCTCGCGCGCCTTTCCCGCGAGGAGCCGGCGCGGCAGCCGCCCATCTATCAGCGCGAGGCCCGCGCCGATCATGGCCATGCCAGCGAAGTGCTTGGGCTCCAGCCGCTCGCCCAGCACCAGCGCGCCGAGCAGGATGGCGCTCACCGGGATTAGGAAGGTTACGAGCAGGAGATTGGTCGCGCCTGCGGCAGCGAGGATGCGGAAGTAGAGGACGTAAGCCAGTGCGGTCGAGAGCACGCCGATGCCGAGCAGCGCGCTCCAGCCCGCGAGGCTCGGCGCTGGCAGCGTCCAGGGCTGCTCGACTAGCAGCGCGAGCGGCAGGAGGACGAGCGTGGATGCTGTCACTTGCCCCGTCGCAGTGGCGAGCGGCGGCACGCTCATGCGTTTGAAACGGCGGCCAAACACGCCCGCAAATGCATATGACAGCGCGGCTGCGAGGCAGGCGAGTTGTGCGGCAAGCTCAGTGCCGAGGCCCCCCAGCAGGTCCGCGCCCAACATCACGGCGACGCCCGCGAGGCCCACCACTACGCCCGCCGCCTTCCTCGCCGTGAGCCGCTCGTCGCGTGTGAGCAGGTGCGCGACCACGACCGTGAAGAGCGGCGTAGTGGCGTTTAGGATGGCAGCCAACCCGCTGGCAATGTGGTGCTGACCCCATACGAAAAGTGCGAAGGGGATGGCGTTGTTCAGTAGCCCCATGCCGAGGAAGGAGGCCCAAAGACCCGGGACGCGCGGCATCCGAACGCGAACGACCGCCAGGACGGCCCACAACACGACGGCGGCGATGCCGACGCGGGCGAGGACGATGGTGAGCGATGGCAGTTCGCGCACAGCAACGCCGTTGAAGAAGAACGACCCGCCCCAAAGCACTGACAGTGCGAGTAGCATCACCCATTCGCGCCCGCCCATCACCGGCGTTACCGCGCACACTTCGTTGCTGTTTCCTGCCATGACTGCCCCTCGATGCCCTAGAATATTTCGCTAGCAGGGGAACATGACTGAAACCATCCGTTTCTTGCTCTCGCATCAGGGCGAAGATCTACTTTTTACCCTTCTAGGCTGCTCCATCTCCATTCTGAAGCGGGCTCTGAGGGAGGGTCAACTTCACTAGGTTCGCCAGACGCGCAACAAGCTTTCATCCGAGATTGGCGAGCCGGCGGTGCGGATGCTGCGGGAGGGCGAGACGCAGCAACTGGTGCACACGGCGTCGATCTTGACGATAGCGGCCAAGATTGGCTGATCGGGCCAGCCACCGGACAAGTACCGAAACATGCAGAACGCGACACGTTCGCGGAGAACGAGCTCAACCGGGCCGTGCTCGACTGCACCTGCGCTCGGCGGAAGTTGATGAACTCTGTCGACGCGCCATTGACGGCGCCGGACTACGCAGGCGAGCGCCATCGTGCGCGGCAT